AGGAGATTCAAATAGCATTCCATTATTCTTGATCCTTCAGAATAAAGGTTGTCTAAATATGGCTTCCAATATTTACCATACAAAGTGTTGTTAAACCAACTACCAAAGGTTGGCTGATAATTAAATACAGTTAAATTTCCTACTAATGGTGGCGTTCCGTTCCAATATAAAGACTTATTACCTGGACCTAAGGTATAAGTATTTCCAGCAGGTTGAATATCAAAAGGACTACAAATAGGATATTCGTTTATGTTAAATGCTGTTAATGAACTCGCTGTTGCTCTATGTAAATATATGTCTGTTTGCGAAGCTGAAGGACCTAGAATGTCAACAGGTGTTCCTCTATACCAAAAAAGTTTAGGTTTTGTTTGTGCTATTTCATTTTCATAGATGCCTTCACTATTCTGCTTGTAGGTGAATTCATATTGAATAGCCATATTAGGTAATGATGTTCCCGCCTGTTCGTCTTCACTTCTAAAAACTTGACCATTGATATATGGAGAAAACATTGATTCATTCTTCAATTCTCCTGATGCAAATTCATTGTTAAATTCATCAATCTTGACGTGTCCAAAAACATTCACATTAGGATAGCGTTCTTTAATAGACTTATTGTATAAATCTACATCTTCTTGGTCTGTAAGGTGAACAACTTTTTTCTGTAGTTCCGTAGTATCTTTGACAACAACTTCTTTTGAGGTGTCTAGCTTGTCTGTCCAATTCTTCAATTCTCCACTACCAATAAAATCATTGTAAGGTTCTATTAATAGATTTGAAGCATTGTCAGGGTCTGCTAAAACAACTAAATTAAATCGTTGTATGATATCTTTTAAAAATCCTCTTTGTGTTAGTTCTGGGTCAATACAAGCAGGTATATCTACAGTAGCATCAAATATGTCATCAGAGAATCCAAACCAGTTCATTTGCACTTTGGACCAAACGGAACAATCGCCTTCAAGATATATAGGTTCAGATGACGATTGATTGGTAGGTGTTAAACTACACTGAGTTAAAGGGCATTGAATGAATCCATCACTTATGCTTCTTATTGGTCCTAAATGAATCTGTATTTGAGCAGAACTATTAAGAGGAATTTGCGTTATATCCAAAGTGATATTTAGAGTTCCTGAATGAGGTGTTATTCCACTCGTTATATCTATAGGAATATATTCTACTACACCCTCATATTCTTCCCCGTCTTCTTGGTTGTTGGTAGCATCCCATCCTACTAAAGAATAGTTTATATGAATACCATTATAAGAACCAACCACATTTACGAATAAGTAATTATGTGAAATAGTTATTGTTTCTTGCGTAGATGCTGTTCTTGTGAAATAAGAGTTTGCGGTATTCCATATATTGTTTTCATCGCCAAAGTCTGTGCAGTTACCACTTGGCTCTGTAATGTTAGCAGGAACAGTCACTGTTGACAGTGTAGTATAATTGACTGTATCACAACTGCAACCAGAAGGACTACAAGGTAGAATTATTTCGTCCTGCCAGTCCGCCCAAGCTACATTACTACCAACACTCATCACGCCACTTGGATTAGCAGCTGCATTTACTGTGGGTGTAACAGCAGATTCCAAATAGTTAGCGGTAGTCATAAATATTTTCCCAAAATAACTGTCATCTATAAAAGAAGAAGTATAAGAGAATCCTGCTTGACCAAGAATCTTTTTAAATAATGTTCTTATCTGAATAGCTGGTCTAAACTGCGTAAAACTAACACCAAATTCAGAAGCAGCTTGAACGCTACCTGTTTCATTGATAATATCCGTAGCAGCTGTTTGGTCCATATTTAAATATCTGTCTTCGTTAGGATCAAAATAGAAACCTTGTGCAGTGACAGACATTGGGTAGACAACCTTTTGAACATTTGCATCTAAATCCCTCATAGAAACACCAGCAGTATTTAGAAAGTTGGAATTGTTTCCATCCCAAGACTTGTAAAGAGTATTGTTGGTTTCGTTTGTATACGTATAGACGTGATTCAATTCTTCACTATAGCTACCATCATCATTTTTAAAAACATCTCTTAATCTTCGGTTTCCTATTATGTTGAAAAGACTCGCACTATTAGAAATCATCACCACTTCATATTGTTGTGCTTTTTGATATACTGCTTTTAATTGTAACGCACCTTCAAACTGTGGAACTGTGCCTACATAAAGAACTGCATCAAATTTCGTTTTTGTGCTAAAGACTAAAGTATCTAAATTAACATTATACCAATTTTCAAAGAACTGATTGTTGTTCTGTGTGAATGGTAGCTTGAATGTTTGAGAATAACTTCCTTTTCTTGTTTCTGGTTCTTTGACATCGCTGAACTGAAAGTTCAATGCTACGTTTGGTGCTTCCTGTAAGTCTAACTGATAAGTTGTGTCAGATGTTGAAGCAGTTGTTGCCTTTCTATATGCTACTAATCTTATATTCATCAAGAGTTGGTATTAATAGGGTTTGCATATTCTATTTGAATAGTATATTGAATCATCTTATCATTAGCTCTTGTTTTTCTTACAAATGAAGAATCTGTTATCATCACGCCTTGCGTAAATTCTGTGTCTGCATTTTCCACTATGTAAACATCTGTTGACATTATTAGTTTTTCTAATAGATTAGCGTCTTGTTCTGTTATCCAATCTGTATTCAAAGTTTCTTTCAATACCGCTGTTACTTGTCTTGTTTTCTTACCTCGCATAGTATTATTGTAATACCACTTAGAGGCTCTAAAATTACCCATCATAGAGCTATAGTTATTTCTAGTAACCTCTACTCTTTGTGTTGATTTCTTTTTGAAATTGAAATAGTCATAACACCCCAAACTATTACGCCAAGCTAATCGTCTAACTTTAAAACCTTTGCAACTTCCGTCTTGTTTAATAAAATAATAGAGAGCAGTAGCAGGGTCGCCCGCCCCCGCACTTCCTGTTCCTCTAATAGTATAATATGCCCACCCTGCATTGTTTGATGGTTTAGCAGACGTGTTGTCTGATTGTCCTTCTAAATTACCAGGACCACAACCAAAATATAGTAGTCTTTTAGCGTCTGTCATTCCCGTTGATGTGGTTGGCGGCCACCCACCATTAGCTGAAATGTTTGCAATAGTTTGTGCGGAATTAATAACTGCATTACTTGAATCATAGTAGGTAATTTCAATGTAGTCTAAATCACTTGTGAAGTTACCATAATCATTTAAAAACGCTACTGTATGATAATCAGTGTCTTGAACATAGTTAATATATCCTGAAAGTCCATATTCCCCTGCTGATGACTCTACGTCACTTAAAAATAAATCGTTGGTTGAACTTGCTTGATAAGGTTGGAATGCTGTTGTTTGTATGTAATCACTAGGCGATACATCTCGTGCAGTGAATAATGGTAACGATGCACCTATATAGTATAGAGTGTCATTTACACTTGGTGTGTCATCTTCTGTTGGTATTGAATTTGCTGTTGTTCCGTATTCTTGATAACCTTTTACATATATAGTTTGAAGCTGTGTTCCACCAATTTTATGGTCACCATTTTCACTGAATGGTGTAGCAGAATTGTTTTCACCCAATTTATGGATTGTTTCAAATGGAGAACCATTGTCGTTTTGATCCCATACTGTGTCTGTTAATTGACTATTAACAATATCTCTTAAATCAAAGAATGCTCTTGCTGCATTTCCTGAAATATCTACGCTATACCCGTTTCTTCTTTGTTTTATCTTAGCTATCAATGTTCCTGATGCGTCATCTAATCTAACCTCTAATACCAGCTTAAAAAAGAATAAACCACTAATGTCGTCTTGATACAACATATAGCCAATCATAGGATTCCAATTGGTTATTACAGGAACTTTGTCTGCTGCATCTACAGGTTCTTGAACGAATGATATATTTCCTAAAGCCATAGTCTATTCTTTTAATGATTCCTCTAATGCTGCTTCTAAGTCATTAGCGAATGCTTCTGTTATTTTATCTGTTTGTTTATTTAATTCTAATGTAAATGGTTTACTAAAGAATTGTGTTCTTGTTAATCCTCTTTGATATATTGCTCTTTGTATTAAGAATGCTAAACTCTTTCTTGGAATAAATCTTCCATTTTTATCTCTTGCTTGAGCAAGTGGCTTTCCTACTATCCATTTGTCTATTGCACTTCTTGGAGGCATCTTAGAAGAAAACTTAAAAGGGCTATTTCCACCTCTCATTCTTCCACTACCTTTATATCCACCTGCACCTCTAACACCCTCATCAACAAATGTCCAATAATCTTCTGCACCACCAAATTCAAATTCTAATGTTACCGATGAATCTGATGCAGTAACTAAATAGTTATAGTCGTTGTATAATGTGTTTCGACTTGTTGTCTTTTTCTTTCGCTTCAATATACTCTTTCCTTCCTTGACAACATCGCCCCCAAGTTTCTGCATTGCTTGTATGGTATTAGTAAACTCCATTAACTATTTCCTGCTATTGGAACAATACAGAGATTGTTTGGATTAGGAACTTGAATATTAAGTGTTGCTGCCCATCCTGTTAATGTATTATCAAATCTAGCAGTGAAAGGCTCTGCGTTAATAGGTAGACTTAAAACAACATCATCATCAACCCAAGAAGTGGAATAAAGGTTCTGGTGAAATTCAGCAACAACATCGTTTATAATATTTAGAGTTTGTGAGAATGTGTCAACACGACCAACACGTTGCCTGTTAGGGTCATCACCAATTTCTTCACTAATCATATCCATCACATAAATAGAAAACGTATATGTTTGAACGCCTTTGTCCATTGTTACTGTGCCTGGCTCTGCATATAGAATAATATAGTCAGTCGCACCAAGTTTGTTCAAATCTACTTCATCCATCATTCCAGAATGAAAGCTATTTATCTCATAATGCTTTTCAGCTATTGTTTCTAAATATCCAACTACGTTTCTAAAAGTTATCATAATTGTTTCTTTGTTTGTTATTATAATCTTGTGTATATGCTAAATATGTTAGCGTTTCCAAGATTGGTATTTTTGTTATTTTATCAATGTTTAAGATGTCACCATTACAGAGTGAATAAAGGATGTTATACCATCCCCACTTACTGTTCATACTTACACCTTTTGTTGTTTCATTTCCTGTGCTTTCAAAAAGCTGTGCGAAGTCATCGCTAATCTTTCTCCTAAAGTCAAAAAAAAACCTAAGCTAGAAAGTGCTATATCCATTGGACATTCTTTGAAGATTTCTTCTTTGAACTCGTCTGGGTTATAGCTTTCGATAGTGTATCTTTCATTTCTTTTAAATGTAACCTTACGATATAATATACTCATTATAATATGTAAATTTTCAATAGGGTTTTTGCAATAATTTTCAAGATCAATATATTCTCCTGTGCTAATCCCTGAAAGGTTAGGAACAAAACCATATTCTTCTTTTTTAAACATAAACGTCTTTCTAAATTCTTCTTTGTCTGGTTCTGTGTCTATCATTGTTTTAATTATCCCTATTATCTCTAATAAGTCTTTGTAAGCCATCTTCTTAACCACAAAAGGACTAACGCCACATAATAATGCTAAACTCTTTACAACCTTGTTTTTCTCACTTCCTCTGCCTTCTTGTATTTCTACATATTTTTGATAAGTTTCTATTGTTATGTCAGACCACTTATCAGGAATTGTTAATTTAACCTCTTTCATTACTAATAAATATAAATTGTTATTATTTGTCTTTACGATATATAATACTTCCCAGAATACGATACCATCAACTTATTTAATGCAACATATCTAACTGCATCAACTGCGTGATTAAAAGCATCTATTGGTTTATTTGTTATTTCGTTATTCTTGTTTTTAATCCACTTATAGTTTCTAAATTCTTTAATTGCGTTGATGCTTCGCTTAGTTATGTTCAGCTTATGTCTTTTTAAAACATCAATTCCAATACGCACAGAATCAGCACCTTTCTTAGCTGGTTTGATATTGATACCACCCATTCTAAATATCTCTTCTATTGATTTAGGTTCAGCACTATCTGCATAAATCTCTATGCTTCTGTCTATTCCTAAGTCTTTGATTCTATGTGCAATATCTTGATTGGTTAATCCTTTCTCATAAATTAGTTCATCAACATATAAATCTAAATCGTGCTTATATACTTTTACTAATGATGTAGGATCAGCAGAGAATCCGAAGTCTAATCCTAATGCTATTTCTTTTGCATTATCAGGAATAGTGTCTATTATATTAAATGACGGGAAAATGGTTTCTGTGGCGACCCCACGCTGCCCTTCACCAAAAACCCGCCATAAATTATCATCCACTTCTTTTAGTCTTTCAATCTCTTTTACTGTTTCTTCATCTAAGAATGGATTGTCTTTATATGTAGAAATATGGAAGTCTACATCATCTCTATCAGAATCTATTATCTGTGTGTATAACCAATGATACTCGTCAGATGGATTAAAGTCTATTATTATCTTGTATGTTGTTCTTAATGCTAATTGTGTATATTCCTCAAAGCCAAACTCATTACATTCATTCAAGAATAACACATCTCTCTTTCTACCTCTCACTCTTTGTGGTTGGTCTACACTAATGAACTCAATAACATTTCCATATAGATGATATAATGCACTTGATTTGTTATGTAGTCTTTCGTCATATAGATTCTCTTTCTTTAGTATTTCAAAGAAGTCACGCATCGCTGTTCCTCTTAACGCAGGGAATGTTTTACGTGCTATGGTGATATAAAGTCCTTTGCCTTTGTTCTTATAAGCAAACTCAATCAAAGCAAGCAGAATAGAATATGTCTTACCGCTTCTTGTTCCACCTTGTAAAACACAAATCCTTTTGGTTGAGTTCTTTACATCATAATATGGTTTAGCTTGTTTCATCTTCTTCATTAATCCAAGATGGGGGTGCTGCACTTACATTAACATTTTGATCTGGTAATCCCTCTATCCTGTCTAAAATTTCTTTGATTGCTTTTAACTTTTCATTGTTGTTACTATCCTTATGGAATGCTATTTGTATTAACATCTTTGCTATTGGCGAACCGAAGTCACCTTCACCACCCATATTAGCATCCTGTGTAGATAGTAATTCTTTCAATACAGTAGCTACATTTCTTCTACCTTTTGGTCTACCATTCTTTTTTGGTTGGTTAGTAGAACTGAACTGTGTTGCTTTGTTTGGAAATTTATTCATAGATTCCGTTTTTATTCCGTTATTTTCTTTGCCTTTTGTCCTGTAAACTGTTCCCACCTTTCTATTATTACATCACAGTATTTAGTATCTAATTCCATACCATAACAAACTCTATTTGTTTTTTCACAAGCTATTAATGTTGAACCACTACCTAAAAAAATATCTAATACTATTTCATTTTTTTTACTACTGTTTTTAATTGCTTTATTTATTAACTCTATTGGTTTTGTTGTAGGGTGTAATTTACTTTTACTTGGTCTATCATATAACCATACTGTGTCTTGTGTATTATCTCCATAAAAATTATGACTTCCTTTTTTCCAACCATAAATTATAGGTTCGTGTTTCCATTTATAATCTTTATTCATACTAAAAGTAGAGTTGTTTTTAACCCATATTATAATACTTGATAATTGAAAACCAACCATTTTAAAAGTTTCTGTAAAAGATAATCTTTCTACTTCTGAATGGGTTACATAAATACAACTTCCACCTTTCATAAATAAATGCATATTAGAAAAACAACTATTTAAGAATTGACTAAAATCATTTAATTTATCATTTTTTATTTTTTCCCTTTTTTTACTTCCACCATCATAATCTACATTGTAGGGGGGGTCTGTAAATACCATATCTGCTTTTTCTCCATTCATTAGTTTATTAACATCACTTTCTTTTGTGCTATCTCCACACATCAGTCTGTGTTTTCCAAGTTCCCAAACATCACCAAGTTTAACTCTGCTTTCTTTTACTTCTGGTATATGGTCATCTTCTGTGTTGCCTTCAACATCTATTTTATCTATATTTAATCCAAGTTCTATTTCTTTAAAACCCCAATCTTTTAATTCTTCAATATCAAATTGATTTGCTAGAATATCAAAATCCCATTCTCCACCACTTTTATTAAGTCTTATGTTTAATTCTCTTTCTTCTTCTTTGTTAAGTTCTAATACTACGCAAGGTATTGTGATATCATCTATGCTACTTTGCTTTGCTTTTTCTGACCATATCTTGTAACGCTGATGTCCACCAATAATGGTCATATCTTTGTTAACTATTATCGGATCAACTAATCCAAACTTGTCTATGCTTTCTTCTAAGTCCTTATATTGCTTTGTGCTAATCTGTCTTGGATTATAAGTAGCAGGTTTTAATTTATTTATCAGTATTCTTTCTATTTTCATATTCTTTTAGTCTTTTTTCTAATTCTATTAAACTATATATCTGTATGCACGTATTCTCTAAATGTTTTATTCTACAATACATATTAAAGCATTTGTCTGATTCAGCTTTTATATGACACGACCTACAAACAGCAATAAGGTTTTCCACATAGTCGTTCTTGGTCTTGTTACGTCTTTCTAGGTGGTGTATGTCTACTGCTACATCATTACACATTTCGCATAGTATGGTCGAACCTTCGTCATAACCAAAAAAGTTCATATATACCTTAGTGTGATTCTGCAACTTCCTTTTTTCTTTTAAGTTTTAAATCATCTTTTAATGATGCTAATACAAATTTACCACCGCAGAAATAACATCCAGTGTCAGGACTAATTAAACTAACCCTTGCACATCTACAGCAGAATCTAAACATTTGGTCATCCATTGTCTTCTATTTTACAACTGTTAACATATACTTTAGCTAATTGTGCTATTGTTTGTTGAACACAACTACCACAACTACTTGGTTTCTTATTAGAATTAAATACTTTATTATATAGCTTAACAAGTATTGCTTGGTCTTCTCTTTTTACTGTGCTACCTATTCTTGGTAATACAGATTCATATATTGACATTTCATCTTCTGTGAATTGTCTAACCTTCGCATACGGAAACATTTTATTTAACGCTTCTTTTCTCTCACTACACCCGCAGTCATCACCAAGAACCTTTTTAGCTACCTTGTCTATTCCTGTAGCTTTTAAAACCTTTTCGACTGAATCGCCTAAGCCTTTACTTTTCTTCATTGTTTAATCCTTTTAAAATTTTCTTTTTGAGTTTAACGTCATCCAAGATATTAAATGTTCTGTTTAACATTACATTTATAGAGTTTGTTATAATGTTCATATAGTGTGGCTGTTCAGCTAAAAAATACTCTTTGCCTTTTTCATCTTTAAATGATAGAACACTATCGGGTTTAAAGTCTGTGCTTTTGCAATTTTTTAAAGCTCTTATTACTCTTGTTTTCTTCATAATATAGCTATTATTAATAAGGTTAATACTGTTAGTGTTATTATTCCAACAATCACGTTGGCTACTATTTCTTCTTCTCTATCGTTAAACATAATTATTTTTCTTTAATTAAATACTTTTTTACATTACTAATTGCCTTAAACAATGTGTTGCGATTGATCTTGGTCGCTTTAGCCATACTATTCAAACTGTGTTCTTCTAAATAATAAACTTTAAAAACTTGAGCATCGAACCAATAAACGTCTTTTAGTTTTTCTTCTATCCAATCTAAGCGTTCTTCTACAAGCTCTTTTTCTTTTATTGTATAATCAACATTGTCAGCACTTATACTTTCTATTGTGGTTGTGGTGTGGTATTCGTAATACTTATTGTATTTGTAATAATATCTGCTTGTCTTTGAATGGTATTGGTTAAGCATTACTCTAGCTATGTAGAATGTTAGTTGATTCTTTTCTATGATTTCATCGATTCTTTCTTGGTCACACTTATATAGTTCTTCAATTACAAAACTTAACAAATCATCTTTTCCATTACTACCCGCTATGTTGAAAGCCATATCTTTTAGCTTGTCATAGTTCTCAATCAGGTATTTGTTTAACATATCTTTGTAATAGAGGGTATATTAGATTGTTTCATTAAGTTGTATTCTACATCAGTAATTGTGCTTTTTTCTATCTCCATTATATTGTCAAATCTACTGTGTAGTTTTTTATAAATATAATTTACTATACTATCATTTTTTTTCAAATCTCTTAAAATAAAAGATAATTCAGCACCGCTATCAAATAAAATTATCCACAAGTGATTGTTAGTATCAACGTAATCGTCATACAATCTATCATTCCTTGAATTAAAAAATGTTCTTTTAGCTTTCAAAATAATTCCTTTTGGATTGTTGGTTTATAGCTGCTATCATATCTTTTATTCTGTCCTTTGGGATAAGGTTGTTTTTTATAATTTAATTGTTGCAACCATTTCTTCTTATTACCTGTGAAATATATATATCTATGCTTACTACTTCTAAATTTTCTATTTTTAGAATAATCTAAATTTTTATTATAATGCCTACTATGTGAGTTATCTTCAGAACCTATGTCTGTTCTTTCTTTTGTTTTTCCTGTATATATCCAATTGGTGGCTTGATATATATAACCGTTATGATTCATTGATGTATCAGCATAACTAACTAAAATTAAGTTGTCTAGTTTTTTTAAACATTGAGAAACAAAGAAGCTTAAAACATTTTTTGGTAATCCATCATTTACACAAAGTCTATTAAGTTCATATACATATTTAGAATTGTTTTCTCCACACACACCCACACACAATGAATTAGAAGCTGGTTTTCCAATGGTCATTATTCCTTTTAAATCTTCATCGAATAAACCAAAAGCATAACTAATGCTAGGTATTCTTTTAGCATAATGTTTGTGCAATAACCATTCCTTACACAAATGTTTCGCAATAGATTTAACTTTATATTTGGATTTAATGCTCATTTATTTACACCCTTCATATAGTCATCTATAACTTCTAACGCCTCATCTATTCCTCTGCATATTTCTGCCCTATAACCTCTTTTTGTTAGTTCTTTTTTCCAATATAATTGTTCTTTTGTTGGCTTGTTGTATCCAACCTTTAACTCTATTGCTAAACCATTAAATTCGCCACGTGGTTCGTAAATAAATAAATCTGGAAATCCTTTTTTATATCCACTTTTTTTAGCTTTGATGCGTTGACTCATATGAACCTGATATTGTCCACCCATAGAACCACAGTATAAAACATTGTTTAAGTCTAGGTATTTGCATACTGCTTTTTGTAATTGGTATTCTTTCATAAATAGTATTCTTTTCCTGACACACTTTTTTTAATATGTTTTATTTTAAAATATGTTCTTGCAATGTTTCCGTAATCTTTTGAGATAAAAACACTCAAGTCTTTATTGTATATTTTTGCTCTTTCAATTATATATTTATTGAAATTAGAAGGATAAAAGTCTTTATATGTTTGTATGTTATATCTATGTTTTACATAATCACTTCTTCTCCACCTTTTATGACCATACTCTCCGAATGTAATAATTAAACCTTTTTGTGCTATCTGTAAAGCTAAATCAAAACAATTAAAAGCACTTCCGTATGGATCTAAATCTACCAAGTCAAATTTCCTTTTTCTAAATTTTACCAACAAATCAAAAGAATCTAAATTAAAATCTGTTTCTTTTCCATTTATATCATTATCAACAACTTTTAATTTTGTGGTATTTTTGTAGTAAGAATATCCCGCATAAACATCTAAAATTGTTTCTGGATTTATTTCATTTATAAATATCCTGTTCATTTTATACTTATCTTCTCTATGTTTATCGTTATAAGTATCATCTGTTTTTTTTAATCTTTTCAATTTAATTCTTATAGATGTTTCAGTTCTATTAATTAGAATTGATATATCTTTAATGGACTTTGTTTTTTTTAATTCTAATAATTCTTGTATGTTTTCTTCTGTCCATTTTCTAGGAACAGATTTTATAGAACCGTTTAATAAATTTTTATTCACTTCTAAATAAATTATTTTCTATCTCACTTAATCTTTTGTTTGTTATATTATATGCCTTTTCCGATATGTCCGTTGCTGCATATTTAAACCCTAATTTACTTGCAACAGCGGGTGTTGTTCCTGAACCCATAAAAGGATCAAAAATAACATCGTTTTCTTGTGCAACTATTTTAATTATATTGCTAATAACTTGTTCTGGAATTTGATTTGAATAATCTTCTTTTTCAGGCACATTTCCTTTAACTAAATTTATATTCCACCAATCGTATAGTCTCGAACCCTCACTTCCATTTAATATGTTTTTTATTATTCTTTTGTCTTTTAGATTTTTATATGGCTGTTTGACTTTACTGAAATCTGGTTTGCAATTAAAAAATGCTATACTTCTATGCTGTTTTCCCATATTACTATTATAAACCCATTGCACGACCTTTGTTGGGACACCCATATATGGAACTATATATTTAATTATATCTTCTATGTAGTGAATAACAACAAATCTAAACCCTTGAAAATACATAAATAAATTAGCATAATCTTCTTCACTTACTTTGTCTTTATATGTGTCATAATTCCAACCTACATTATAAGGGGGGTCTGTAATAATAAGAGTTTTTTCCTTATCTAAATCTTTTATTATATCCCTAAAATCTTTATTGTATATCATTTTATCTATAGAATTTATATATTAAATAAGATACAATAGGAGTAGTCATTAGTATTGTAAATATGTTAATATGTGGTTCACCACAAAATCCAAATATATGTTTTAGTATTTCAATCATTTCTTAATCCACTTTTGTCCTGCGTTCGGATTGTATATACTTTTCCAACCTAATTCTTTTAAATGTTGTTCGTAATAATGTCTGTCATTATTATTTAATTTTTTAAATAAAAATTCATCAAAATAGTCTGGAAATTTATTCTTTTTATTTTTATTAAAACTAGAGTTTGTCCAACGTTTTATTCTTCTTGATAAATCCCAAGTTTTCTCCATTTCAGCACGAAATCTGCTACCAGACTTGTTTTTCTCTGTCCAATACAAGAAGAAGTTTTCTTTATCATCATCACTAATTCCTTCAATTGTTTGAATGGATTTTTTAAAATCCAATATTCTATTTTCTATACTTTTACTTTTATCTTCTTTACTCTTATTTACTTTACTAGCATTGCGGTCGCTATGCGGTTGCATTGCAGTCGCATTATTCCAACGCTTAGATGCGTTCTGTTTAGCTTTGTTTGACTTGTTATTAATTTCTTCTATATGATTATTTAAACGCCTAGAATAAAAGCATCCGTCTTCTACTACAAACAAATCAAAATCTTCAATAACTTGCTTTAAAACTTTAGCGTCACATTGTAAACCAAAAGCCAGTGAATCATAGTCTTCAACACATAGTTTATTTTCTTCTGTGAACAGCAATTCTAATACCGCCCAGAATATACCATAACCTTCATAACCAAGCTTAGACCTAAGTTTTATTACTCTAATATCTAATCGTGCTACTGAATCGTGATTGAAGTATGTTTTTTTCATATTTATAAATATAAAAAATAATGCCTATACTAAAAACTAACTAAACTAAATACAAAAAAAATGAATCCAGTATAGGCACTATTAAGGTTAATTAAAATGGTGCTGATTCTTCAGCTAAACGAGTTGATGCGTCTTCTATTCTAACTTCTTTAATCATTAAAGTATTGTAGAATTTGCCTTTGTATTCTCTACTCTTAATATAAAAATCTATATTAACCACTTGTCCTTGTGTCAACTTCTTATCGTGTTCTATCACATTAATTGCCGATTGACCAAATACTTCAAACTGCATAGAGTGACCAAAGCCCGTATCATATTCTTCAATAGTTACTAGCTTTTTTACAAAGTCACCTTTATCAGTGTTTATGTCTTGATCCTCTATATTACTTATTTTACCTCTTATTCTATACATATCTATTTATTTATTAATTATTACTTCTTTTAAATGATTCTGCTTCATCTTCGCCAAATACTTGATGTTCGTAGAGCGAACAAAGTTTAAGGACGCACCTGCTCATACTACGCTTCTCAGCGATTGCGACCCCATAACTATTTTGATTATTATTAGGTGCTGCTTCACCAAATGTTTCAATTACCTTATCACCCATTGTTCCTGTTGCTTTAATTATTATACACTTATTGTCTGGTGAATTATATAGCAACTCGTAACTAATTCGGATATTCAGATTATTCATAATCTTCTCGATTCCAGACCTAGTTAGGATTGTGTAGAACTCATC